GGTAGAGGTTTTTCTGATGCGTGCATCTCTTGGCTGGTGTAGCAGTTGCGCCCGCCTGCGGCTCCGTCAATGTGGTTGATCATTCCGTTGTCATATTCAATAAAGGTCTTTCCGTCGCTGTTAACAGCAGTGGCATACGGCACCAAGTCAGGCCGCATAAGGTGAGAAGCTTGCGCCTTTCTTTGATCACTTACACTGATTGATGTTTCACCATTATCGCTAGACCATGTGCCGTCAGGCATTGGCGTTGCGTGTATATTCGTGCGCTCGTTAACTTCTGCCACTCTGTTGCCATGGCACACCGGCCAGTGATCGCAAAATTTGCACTGATACCAGCCGGGATCTTCGCTGATTTTTTCAGGCGGATCTTCGGTGTATATAATCTTGCCGGCTTTTTTTAGCATACGCTCTGCTAGAGCATGATCAACGTCATAAACTTCTGTCCATATACTGTCACTGTCTTTTTCAACAACCACATAAAGGCATTTATCAATGCCGGCAAGGTGCATACCGACGTGGATCTGAGCCCAGTATTGAGCGTTCCAAGCCTCAACGTTGTCGGCCTTTGTTAGCTTTGTGAATGACTTTTTGCCGGCTGTCTTGATCTCCATTGCCATCCAGACTTCATAACCTGGAAGGTTTTTTAAAACGCCGTCCAAAGAAAGGCCAAAGTGTCCGCCATGCTCCCAGAAATACCACTGCTCACCATTAGCCGGATCAAGTGGCAGAACGGTTGCCCCGATAGACCTTAGGTCATTTACTACTTTTGGCTCTTCCTCGTGGCCCCTACTAAACAAGCGCAACACTCTGCCTGGTGGCTTTGCGTGCCAGGCCCATCTGAACTGATACCACAAAGCACGATCACAGGGGTTGCCAATCTGGCTTCCTCCCATGTGGGCGCGGTGAGGCTGTTCGCGGTTGTCTTCGTATGCTTTGTATATTTGGCTGGCTGTGTCGTTCATTATTTATTTCCTTTTAAAAGATAGGGCGACCGAAGCCGCCCATTATTAACTCACTCCCAAGGCTTCTTGCTTACCTTTGGCGCTTCCGCTGTCTTTGATGATGAAGCCTTAGGGCTTACAGGAGCCGTTTTCTGTGCCCCATCAACCGGAGCATAGCCCTTTACGTTATTGCTTGCCTCGTAGTTGCCCGAGGCTGGCTGAATGCCAACCTTTACCATAAACGGAGTGTCTTTCAGGTCATCCGATGACTTGGGTTGCATGATGCCAACGGCCCGGCAAATGCTGGCCAGTGTACGCTGCGCAATCTGCACGGCTGTCTCGTTGGGGTTGTCCAGGTTCAGCCGCTCAAAGATCACCCGGTTCTCAAACTCGCCATTGATAATATCAAGACGAAGCTGCAAGTAACTGCCGTTGCCGGACTTGGTTGGCTTTTCTTCGGATTCAGTAATCATGGCCGTATACCAGCCCGCAGGGATTGGCTCAAAGCTGTCTTGTTCTGCGATGTCGTTAGCGTTGAAGTTGTTAAATTGCATGATTTATTCCTCGTCTTCGGTTTGGGTTTCGGTGTTTACTTCGGTGCTTTGTGCATAAAACGGAACTCTATCTGCAAGCGCCTGCCATTCTAGTGGTATCTCTTCCGGCATTGCATAACGGTTTTTTGCAATCACTGCGGGCGATTCTGACACCCTGAGCAATCGCTGGCCTTTGCTTTTTGCCTTTCCTTGCTTGTCGTCCTTGTCTGCCTTTTTGACGTAGACCGGCTTATGTGCAAAGCCAATAATATCAGCCTGCTCATAAAGGTAAGCAAACGCCCGCTTGTGGAGCTTAATCTGATAACGGTCATAAGGCTCGCCGTCAGGCGGATCAAATTTCACAATATCGCTGTGGGCAATCAGAACAGGAGTCACGCCACGTTTTGCCAAGCCAAGAACAGCCTTGACAAGATCCCGCCAGTATTCCATCGCAAAGATGTAGCCCTTGGCGAATCCAATATCTTCGATGCTATCTTTGCCCTGATCCTTTGCTACCTGGTCCCAGATTAGCGGCTCCAAAGCTGAAAGGCTGTCAATAACAACAGTCTTATAAGGATGCTCTCCATATAAAGATGCAATAGCGCCCATGACATCGGCAATGGTTTGAACAACGGGAAAGGTCGGCACGTTGTTAATGCCTAGACCGTCTTCTGCCCTGATAAAAATTGCATCTGGCGCACTGGCAGCAAATGTTGTCTTGCCGGCTTCTGGGGCGCCGTGAATAACAATTAAAGGGGCGCGAGGGTCAGCGCCTTGCTGAATGTTTGATAGATCAAATGCCATGATTATTTGTCCTCTACTTTTACGCTTGGCTTGGCTGGCTTTACAGTCAGTGCCTTGGCAACGATTGCGTAGGTTTCCGGGTAATTTTCTTGAAGGTATCGAATGCCTTTAAGGTCAATAGACGGCTTATAATTGACGGGGCGCAGATCCTCTGGAATGCTATCCTCTATATCTTTCCACTTTTTCTCATCCAGTTTTCTTGTCATGCTAGACGTTACCGTTATCTTGTACGTGCCGGCATCATGTGTCTGGCTTCCCTCAGCCTTCATTCCAACCAAGTCAATGATCTTTCCTTCAGTTTCTAGCCGAAAATCTCTTGACGTGTTTTCGGCGGTTTTTGCTTCTCTCCAATCTTTAGCGAGTTGGGCTATAGTGTGCTCTGTCATTTTTTCCTTCCTTCTTTGCGTTGTGTTATTCGTTGACTGCCCAACAAATATAATGCATAATTTAGTGACAGTCAACACCCAATAGGAAAAAATACTATGATGACGTTAGAGGAAGTTAAAGAAATGCTGGCAGACCGAAACATGATGGCAGTCTCCCGCAAGACTGGCGTTCACCACGAAACGCTGCGACGAATCCAGAACGGGACTGCAAAAAATCCTAGCTTTGATGTGATGGTGGCTATAATTTCTTACCTGGAGAAAAAATGAGGGGGTTGTATTTTTTAGGCTCCCTTTGATCGAGGAATTTATGAAAATCATTTTAAGAAGTGAAGCCATAATTTCAGGACAAAAAAGATTTTTTACGGGTGAGCCTTGCATAAGGGGTCATGTCGCTGAAAGGACTATATCAAGCGGAGTATGCTTAAAGTGCTCTGCTGAAAAATCTGCTTCCTATAGAAAAAAAGACCCCGAAAAGGCTCGCGCTATTGATGCAGCTTCAAGGCTAAAGCACGCAGTTCAGAGAAGGGAAGACAACAAAAAGTGGCGCGAGGAAAATGCAAAAACACTTAAGGTATCAAAAAAAAGATACGTAGAGGAAAACAAAGAAAAAGTTGCGGCTTCTAAAAATAAATATTATCAAGATAACAAAGAAAAGCTTTTAGCCCAGTCAAAGACTCACCGTGTGGAAAACAAGGAAAGGTACGCGAAGCTGAGCCGAGATTGGAGAGAAAAAAACAAGGATCGAATCAGGTTACTGAACAGAAACAGAAAAATAAAAATAAGAAACGCTGAGGGAAATCACGGTATACAGGACATAAAAAGAATACTGAAGTTGCAAAAAGCAACCTGTGCAGCTTGCTATACAAAGTTTTCAGACAATGAATACCACGTCGACCACATAGTTCCTCTAGCTCTTGGCGGTAGCAATTGGGCTAGCAATCTTCAGATGTTATGCCCACCGTGTAATATGAGCAAGGGGGCAAAAGCGCCATTAGATTTTTACGTGGGAAGGGGTTTTTTGCTATGAATTCAAATATTTGGGTCATAAAATGAATCAAAAAGCGAAGTTTTCGGTTTTCAGGTCGGTAAACGACCATCAATTATTTAAATCAATTACCATCGGACAGATGGAGGAGTGGGCAAAGTCTCCGGGGGTTGGCGAAAAAGAAGTCGCCCCTGTAATTGCGCCCCACGATGGCACTGGGAAGACAAAAAAATCAGCCGAGGCCTCCCAGTACTGGGCGATTGTTGTAGATCACGACGAGGGAAATGTAGATGAAAGTCAAATATTATCCTTATATGGAGGGGTTGCTCACATTGCATTTACTACCTCTAGCCACCTTCAGGATGGCAAAGGATCACGATGGAAGGTTTTACTTCCTCTACTTTCGCCTCTAGGGGTTGACGATTATTTTTCTATCGCAAGGGGTGCCAGCATTGTAATGGGGGGCGATAAGTCTCAGGCGCGTGTGCAACAGATATTTTATGCCCCCAATAAAGTCAGTCACCACGCGCCCTATAAATCATTTTCTAACACTGACCTACCGGCTATTAATATTAAATCAGGGCTTGGTCTAGGTTTTTTTGATGTGGGAAAAGAGGCTGAAGAAAAAGAAAATATCATTGCAGTTGGATGTCTTCCGAAAGCCTACAAGGGCGAAAATGAAAACGGCGGGGTTATAGGTCAGTTCAATCAAAATTATGAGCCTGGAAATATATTAGAGGCAAACAGCTACAAAAAAGCCGGCAAGCGGTGGCGCTGCCCGA